GAGGAGAGGTTATGGAAGATGTTTCAGGTCTTGTTGAAAGGTTAATTCTTCCTGATAGATATTATTTAATTGTTCCAGAAGATATTCGATTGAATACTGTCTGTTCAGATATTCGGTATTAGTGATCAGATCAATCTGTTTATTTAGTTGTTTGTTAAGTTTAATAGTTAATTTAATAGATTCAGTCATAGTTATATATTTTAGATTCACTTATATTATCAGTAGTCGGTCGTGTTGGTTTTATAATTAAAATTTAAAAAGTAGGGGTTGAGGAGGAGAGGTTATAGAACATAGTCCATTTGATTATCAATTTCAGTGGTAACTTCAGATAATGTTTTGAAGTGGTAATGTTCTAGGAATGTTGGAGGATTTGTTGAGATGTCTTGAGTCAACAGATCAAAGAGGTTATGTTCTTTTGAATAAGTAATTTGGAATTGTAAAGTCATTTGGTATTTATTTTAAAGTTATTATTATTATTATTAGATTCACTTATATTATCAGTAGTCGGTCGTAGTAGTCTTGTAAATGCTATACGCTTCGCAAGAGCTCAGACCTGAACAAGAGAGGTTATCGGCACAGCCTCTGTCCGCTACAGCACGTATCGTACACCAACACCACAGACCAGGACCAGAACCAGAGCGCCAACAGACCAGGACCAGACACCAGTACGTAGCTACATACCCCAGGATACCTCAACAATACACAGGGAAACGCATCAAAAGGTCAAAGCATATGCCCAAACATCAAAAACAAACGGGGACTGGGTCAAAAGTAAACGGGTTTATTATTTCGCCGGGCCAGTAGAAATTAGTATATAACCCCCAAGCTCTAAGTATCTGATAAAAAATTTTTTCAAAAAAAAAATCTCTTTTGATCCCCAGTGCGACAATAGGTAGTTATATATTATAGTAAGAGGCTAACGTCGCATTTGATGGACCCGTAAGAATATGGTGAAGCATGTAAGTATATAAGGTATGGGGAAACAAAAACTATCGGCTGAAGGAGCTGCTACTAAGAAGGCAAGAGATCTTGCTTATGCGTTGGGTAAGCCTTGGAAGGGTAAACCCACATCTAAGTTTAAAAGAAGGGAAAAGAAAGCAGAGAACCAAAAACTTGGTCAATGCAGTACTTCAGATATACATCACGTTAATGGGGTAGTAGGGGCTACTAAAAGAGTATCTATAGCTAAAAACAGAGATACTTTCGCTAGTGGTGACCGCAAAAAGAAAACGACAACTAAAAAGAAAAAAGCATAATATGGCTATAATTTATTCATACCCAACGGTAGAGCCAAAGCTAATAGATAAAATACTAATAACACAGTCCTATAATGTGGACGACGAGGAGCCTATAGAGGGTAATCCTACGAAGTCTGTTAAAATAAGTAGTATAGGGCAATTGCTTGGAACAACTGGGACAGCGAATACCATTCCGATGTTTTCTACAACTGGGTTTAAAGATTCACCTATATCTAGTGCTATTACTGTGGCTGGCACGAATATAATCAAAGCAAGTAACGTAGATAGATTTGTTATAGACAAACCTTCTGGGGTAACAGCAGGAGATCCTGAGTACTTGATATCGCAGGACGATGTATGGAAGGCTTCTTTTGGATGGGATGATGATGGTGGTGGCTTTGGCTACTTATATAACTGGTCAGGTGGTGGATGGAGATTTGGTGCTGCAGGAAACAACCCAGCAATGACAATCAGCACAGTCGCTGGATCCGAGGGGGTTACTATTGAAAATGAACTAGCCGTTCCGAAGATAAACTTTGGGTTCAACACTTATTACGGTAGAGATATGACTATCTCTGGAATTGGGGACGGAACTTTTGACGGGATACAGGTTACTAACGAGTTTGTTATTGCAAAGGAAGTTAACGCCACAGGTGATCTTGCTATGTATTTTAAATACGGAAATGAAAGAGTAGGGGGGATTTATTTAGATGACGATGCCTCTCAGCAAGGACTTGCTTTTTACGTACAAGAATCTGCAACAAATGCAAACATAGTTAAAAAAATATCCTTAAGAGAACCTGTAACTATCGGTAGCGCATTAGCGAGCACTCTTCCTCCCGCTAACGGATTAGCCGTGCAAGGAGGCATCACAGCGGCTTCAATAAGCGCTACTAATGGAACTTTCACAAATCAATTACAAGTAGAAGGAGGTTTATATTTAGAGGGTTTATTAAATTCACAAGATGGTATAACTGTTTCTCAAAGTAATATAACCATTAATGATGGAAATCTCGTAACAAATGGGAATGTATTAGGTGTTAATGGGGATTTTAGCGGTAGCTTATCCGCTACAGGCGATTTAGTGTCAGGAAGCGGGGTCCAAATGGGGGATACTGCAAGTGCAGCAAGCTCAACGAATGCAGGAATGTTAAAATACAGAATTTCAGGTAATAATAGTTATGTAGACATGTGCATGCAAACAGGGGCAGCCACATATGCTTGGATTAATATAAAACAAAACAACTGGTAAAACATGGCAATAATTTATTCATACCCAACAACAATACCCGCAGACTCGGATTTAGTTGTAATAGTAGATACCTCCAAGCCAGGCAAGTCTACAAAAACTGCTTTAGTTAAAGATTTAAGAGCTTACGTAAAGAGTGACACTGTGTTATTCAATAATGTAGGCATGAGAATAAAAACAGGTACTACGTCCGATGCTACGTATACTATGACTTCTCCTAGAACCGACGGATGGTTTAGCACAAATACAGTAAAGTACACTAAATTTAATGCTACATTCGAGAACTTAATACTAGAAGAAGGATCTACTTACAAGCTTATACTTGAAAGATGGAAAAAAGGTAATGGTAAGGCTTATAATAGATCAAGCACTAGGTCGTCTAGTCTTAAAAAGCAAAGCTTAGTGAGTACGTCAGCAGTAGCTCCTTATAACGATAGACCTATTGAAATAGCTATTACCAGCTTAACCGGACAGCTTTTTGATTTTAGGCCAGATTTATACTACTCAGCATCCGCTAGTGCAGGTTTCCCAAGACCGTCAGGATACGACAAGCCTGAAGCGCTTAGGAAATCATCTGTACAACATATGGCTTTTAGAATATCTAAAACAACAAACGGTGTTACTCAAGTATCCCCGGTGATAAAAAAATTAAGATTACAAGGTTCAAAACATGTTATTGGCAATGCCGTAGTGTGGAAACCTTATTAAAAATAAAAGTGTAACCACGAACGCTTCTGCAATAAAAATGCAGGTGCTTACGCCTCTCCAACAGTGGACGGGCGTAGACGGTTACCATTAATGTAAATAATATAGTAAAATAATCAAATATAATCAAATTAAATAAGCATGTCAGACCAAATTGTAAAAAATCTCACCTTCGGTGAGCAAGCAAAAACCAATGTATTCAAAGGAATAGAAAAGCTTACAAAAGCTGTTAGTTCTACCTTAGGCGCTAGTGGTAAATGCGTGTTACTTGAAAACGAATTAGGTAGACCTGTTATCACTAAAGACGGTGTAACGGTCGCAAATTCAATAACACTTAGAGATCCTATTGAGAATATGGGTGCAACGCTTTTAAAGGAAGCAGCTAGGCAAACTGTAAAAGAAGCTGGAGACGGAACAACAACAGCTACAGTCTTAGCACACTCAATATTATTAGAAGCATATGCTACGAGTAATAGTGGCTCTAGGGAAATGAAAGAAGGTATTGAGTCAGCTACCAAAAAAGTAATTGATTATCTAGAAAAACTAGCAGTACCTGTTGAAGGCGATATGGTAAATCACGTTGCTACAATTTCCTCTAACAACGATAAAGAACTTGGTAATGTTATTGCTGAAGCGTTTAAGCAAGTAGGTAAGAATGGCGTTGTTACTATGGAGGTGTCAAATGATAGCGAAACAAGTTACGAAGTAATAAACGGAGCTACAATAGATAAACCTTTAAAGAACTTTCACTTTATTACAGACGAAAGTAAAAAAGAAGCTGTACTTGAAAACCCATTAGTATTGCTAGTGGAAAACAAAATAGAAAACATACGTAAGATTCAAACCGTTTTAGAGTATGTCATAAAAAATAATGAGCCTTTATTAATTATTGGCGAAGCAGACGAGCAAGTCGTATCCGCTTTAGCTATGAACAAAATGAAGGGTAATATTAAGGTCAATATCATTGACACTCCTGACTTTGGAATATACAGAAAAGAAAAGCTTCAGGATCTAGCTCTCTTAACAGGTGCTACGGTCGTGAATGAAGACCTTGGTGACGACTTAGATATGATAGAGATAGAAATGCTAGGAAGATGTTTAAAGTCCATTACAAACGACCAGGAGACCATTATACAAGTAGGTGACACTTCTAATGAAGTTCAAGAAGTTATAGATTCTATCCAAGATGACATTAAAAAAGAAACTTTACCAGGTAAACTTAATAGGTTAGAAAAAAGATTAGGTTTATTATCCTGTAAAGTCGCTGTTATAAAAGTAGGTGCAAGCTCAGAGGTTGAACTCAAAGAAAAGCAAGACAGAGTTGAAGATGCAATGTGTGCTACAAAGGCTGCTATTAAAGAAGGTATTGTTTCAGGTGGTGGAATTGCTTTACTAAACGCTTCTACTTATATTAAACCAAGCAACGATAATGAAAAAGTTTTACTAGAAGCTATTAAAGCTCCTTATTTAACTATACTAAAAAATGCTGGGCTGGAAGAGGTA